TTGCGTCGGCTTGTTGATTTCGCGCTGCTCAAGCATGAGACAGTCCACATCATCATGGCCGAGGTCAATCACGACATGGCCTCGTCTGTGTGGCTGAGGCACATGTTCAAGGCCATCTATGAGAACGAACCGCGCGTCACGGTCAATGACTCCGAAATCCCTTACTACGTTGAACAGCATGGAACGGTGATGCTCGCCTTCCATCACGGCCACATGAAGAAGATGGACGGTTTGCCGCTCATGTTCGCCGCGCAATTCCCGCTGATCTGGGGAGCAACAACCAAGCGTTATTGTCATACGGGCCACAGGCATCATGTCGAGGAGAAAGAACACTCCGGCATGAAGGTTATTCAACATCCGACACTTGCAGCGCGTGATGCCTACGCAGCGCGGGGAGGGTGGCTAAGTGAACGTGAAGCCACGGCCATCACATATCACAAGGAATTTGGACAGGTCGCACGAGTGACCGTAACGCCTGAAATGATGGAGACAGCATGAACGCGAAAACTGTGTTGGAGATAGCCCGAAGCCTTGTCACCGGTGACCGCGCACAAAGCCACGGCGATATGAAGCAGAACATGAATCAGGCCGCAAGGCTATGGACCGTGCATCTCAACGGACGAAGCCTGCTGACAGCCGAGGATGTGGCAATAATGATGGCGCTTCTCAAGATTTCGCGAATATCTAGCGGTCAACACAATGACGACAATTACATTGATCTAGCGGGCTATGCAGCAATAGCAGGGCAGGTCAGTGAATGACAGACGCACCCGACGAAATCGACATTCCTGATGATCTGGGCTGCGAGCCATTGCCGGGGTTCTTTCAGATCCCGTTCGATCATCCAGACCGTGAGTTGGCTATCAATGTTTATGTTGCACAGCTTCTAAGCTATCCAGAAGGCGGAATGTGCCAAGGGTGGCGCGATGATTTCCCGCTTCTGCTGGCCGCTATTAAAGAGGGCCGCGTCGGTGCCAAATCCAAACCCACAGCCGTTAAATGACCCCGCCTATCTGATCCCGATTGTGTGGATAGTCAGGCTATACGCATGGGTTGTTATCTGGTGGTGGGGGAGAAAGTGACGCCGAGTGACACCTTAGTGCCAGCGCACAATCTCGACGTGCTCTCGGCGTAGGCCGCACCGGAACAGACGATATATCTGCCATAGCGCAGCATCTATCAGCATACAGACTCTAACGGAGAATATCAATGTCAGAATTGCCTGACACGCCTAAATGGTCGCAATGGCGAAGGGCTGTTGTGACGGGCGTATTGCTTGTTGGCGTGGCGATGATCCTCAAGGGTTCTCAGGTTGATGATGAAGGCGTGGCTCTGCGTCTGATCGACAATGGCTCTGACATTCTCATCTGGGCGGCTGGAATTATTGTTGCCGGTGCCAGCGCTGAACGAGTTGGCGCGTGGGTTGGCCGGAAAAGCAAAGGAATAGATGGTGATTGAAATTCTTGTAGCTGCATTGCTTGGCGGGGTTATCTATCGCCTTCGCGGGTGGGGGCCAGATGATCCCAATATCAATTATTGGTGGAAGCGTCGGCCTATCCTGCAAATGGCCTTCGCGCTGCCATATGCTTTCGCTCTGATGGGTTATAGTTGGTGGGTTGCATTAGCCGTTCTAGCGGTCACAACTGTCTCTGTTATCACCGGCCATGCATCATACATCGACCTTGGAGGCGTCAAAACTGGCGCATTAAATATGCCCGCCGATGGTCAATCTAACGAGTGGTATGGCACATGGATTCCAGGCTCCGGTTACTGGCGTGACTTTGCGGGCCTGATCGTCTCAGGAATGCTCATTACAGCGCCGTGTGGGCTGGCTTTGATCTGGGCGGGCCATTGGACTAGCGGGGCTGCAATCGTCGCCAGCGGGGCGCTCAAGGCGGTTGCCTATGCGATCGGCTGGCGGATGCCGGTTGACTTCAAGTATCGAGGCATCGCGACGGGTGAGTTAATCACGGGCTTGCTGCTATGGGGCAGTCTGGCGGTGCTGGCATGATCCCGAACCCTTGGGTAATTCTCGGCGGCGTCCTGACTGCCCTAGCTTTGACCGTTGGGGGCTTCCTTTACGGCGCCCATGTCACCAACACCTCACGCGATGCCGAAGCCCTCACGGCTCAACTGAAAGCCACAGAACAGGCCCGCGCAATAGAGCAGGGCTGGCAGGCAAAGCTAGACGCCTCACAATCTCAACTCGCAAAGGAACGGCAAGATGCCCAAGCCCGTGAAAGCTCTCTCCGCGCTGATATTGACTCTGGCGCTCGCCAGTTGCGCATCGCTATCGCCCGCCAACAGTTGCCCGGCAATCCCGAAGGCTCCAGCGGAAGCAATGACGAAACAGCCGAGCTTGCTCCCTCTGCTCGGTCAGCTTATTCAAATCTCAGAACCGCAATCATCGAAACCGAGCAATCCCTAAATGCTTGTCAGGGTTACGTGAGGGCGATAGGCGGTAATCCATAAAGTGGCGCGATACGATTGTAAATTTGGGGTCGGCGTTTGATAATTTCAGACAATACGAAAGTATTGTCTCCCCGCCGCGCGATAGGGATTCCTAATCTGTCATACATTCGTGTTTGCCATGTTGGCCTGTCTGGGTCTTGCAGCCATACCCAATAGGCAGACACATCCATATATTCGCTTTCCACATGGCATATCCCGCAAAGCAAGTGGAGATTGTCTGGATCATCTGATCCGCCTTCGTGTCGTGGTGTTATATGGCATCTCTCGGCATGGCCCCATCCGCACCGGAAACAATCATAGCGCGGCCTCCTAGCATCCCACATTACATAGTCCATCTCGTCCGCAAGCCATACGAACCAATGCTTAAATACCTTCTTCTTTGACGGCATTATACGGGGGGGCAATGTTCATTTCCTCTCAGGGCTATGTGAGGGCGATAGGGGCGGATTAACGTGTTCGCCAGACATGTTAGAATTATCGCGTTCTGTTAACATATCTCTCCTGCCCATGAGGGCGAATAAATCCAGTGGGCCGGATTCGACCGGCTGGACGGATTGCCAAACGCCGTCGGACTTGCCCCATTGCCGCGTGCCCCGATCTAGTCGGACGGATGTAGCCCCGCGAACTCCGTACCGCCCGCACTTCGGCTGCGTTTTCTTAGACGCTATCCACTGGACCCCTTACGGGGATAGGTTGCTGCGGGCCAAGTCGTTAATTTGGCTGGGGTCTCCTTCCTAAGCAGTCCCCCATGTACTATCGGCTTTTGTTCGTGGGTTTTACCCCGACTGCCCGAAGCCGCCGCAGCAATCCTCATTATACAGAATCAAGCGCGGTTTGTCAGCTCTGACTTGATTTGTTGAAGCGTTTTTCCGCCGTGTATGTTATACTCAGCTAGCGCGGCATCGGCTTCCTCTTCATCAAGTTTTGCGTCCACAATGCCGGTTGCAAACGCTATCCAGTAAGCGTCGGGCGCGATGAGAAATCCAAGGCCGACTAGCTGCCTGCCAACCCACAAGCGCACTGTTGAAATTGCCTTATCCATCTTCACTCTCCTATAGGTGGGTGGGGTAAGCACCTTCGACCTCTTTAGCGGCTTCTGGAAAGCAC